AAACAGTAATGGTACTGCCGAAAATCCCCAATGATTTTCAACCATTATTTGAATTGTGGCTATCAAATAATCTGCTACCCACTTGAATATAATAAAATTCGCAATTATCCAACATATTTTTCTTGCCTTCTTCACTCAATAGACCTCCATTTATTTCCACGGTATATTATCATTTTCGTGTTCCAAAAAGAAATCAACCTTGTCAACATATCCTTTAGCTATCAGTTTTTTTACACAATCATCAACTCTTACAGGAGATGTATACCTTGTAAATTCATTTGAATATACAGTCTTGGCTGTAATATTTCCGCATATTTTGCATTTTTTTACAATATAAGCATTTATATGAGTACCATTTCCGTAATCTATTCTGTCATAGCATTTCCCAATTTCCTCATATAGGTGGGAACATTTTTCTTTAAACCAATTCATACATTCACCTCACTGGAATCCCTAATTGTTTGTAGGTAAATACGGCAGTGTACTTCTTCCCACATTTGTAGCAAGTTTCTGTAATGGTGCAAGTCTTTTCTTTATCATTGCATTTCGATTCTGTATCCGAACTTTTGAACTTGCATCCACCTGTCAAAATACATTTAATCCGTTTTGTGTTCATCTTGTTCTCCTTGCAAAACTTTTCTGATGCAATCCTCAACAAGTATAAAGTCTTTATATGACATACGCATCTCGCAATTGTAAAAATGCTTTCCAATTTCATTTACAATTAATTTATAAATTCTAAACTTGGTTTCTTCCGAAAGTTCGTCCAGTTCCACAGGTTTAGTCTTTTGAAGTTCTGTCGCATCACTTGCAATCGCTTTAATAGCATCTTCATCAGGCACTTTTATAGAATTAATAGTTCTAACAATGTACGGAGTGTTTTTTGAACGCGATATAACCTTGCGCCATTCAGCAACAGTTCTTTCACCTGCGTCTTTCTGAATGAAAGTGTTCAAAGTGCTTCCCCTATAACATTTTATCACTGCATCATCATTTTTTATTTTTACTGAATATTCCTTTTGGAATTCAAACGCAATGTACTCAGTATAAAATTTTAAAACGGTCTTTGTAATTGGCGGATAAGATATAAGAAGAATTTCCTCGATATCAATCTGCGCATATGTTTCTATTCCAAGTTCGATGATCTCAATCGGAATCCTTTTAACCACAATTCTCATACATTCACCTCAAACTCTTTCTTGCAGTTACTTCCCTTGCACTTCAATTTAAGATGCCTAATTTTTGTTTCTGGACTAATCAGAAGTGCTTTCTTTTCGCAAAAAGGGCAACAGGCGTATTTCACTCCATTGATATTCCTCAATAATGCCTGTCCATTCCACGGTTCGGGTGGGTTCATGTATTCAGAAAAATCTATTCCTTCGGATTCTAATGCTGACTTAATGCTCATTTATTTACCTTTCTATTTCTTTTATGCTTTATTGGTCTTCCCTCTTTGGCTGCCCTTTTTATCATTCGCCGCGCAACAGATTTAAAAACATTATCAAATTTCCGTTTCCCTTTTCTTCCAGCAATTTGTCTAAATTTTGGCTTTTTATTCATTTTTAAGCAGTTATTTGGTATTTTCTTAAAACCAATTTTCATGGCTTCTTCAATGCTTATTTTTTCTTGATCCATTAATTTTCCTCCGCTTCGGAATCCCATGTATTTTACGGAAATTGTTCTGGTTTATTCGGTCTGGGGCAACTAGTGTCCAAAATAGTTCATCACTGAATTTACATTCAAATTCAATACTTAATGGCTTGCCTATGCTACAAAGTGTACCGTCCTCATTTCTGTGAAGAATACCGCCTTCGATAACAGTACCATCCGAAATTGAAATCTCTGGTATTGTTTCAATAACTTTTCCATTACATGTAAAGAAATGCTTTAATTCTTCCTTTTCACCCATATCAGCACATCCCTTTGTTTTTCCTTAAATTAGCGTATCGGTCAACCAATGTGTCAACAGTAACAGTTAACTCGTTGATTCTAATACAGTCATCCTGGTGTCGTTGTTCATACCATTCTATAGATGGATGACCAGTATCTACATTTTCAATTCCATCAATCGGAATCTTCCAGTTATCATTTTCAAGAAGCTTTTGGTTAAGTGTCTCCGATAAAGCTTTATAGTCCAGGATTATATGCTGTTTTTTCTCGCATTCATCAGCAAAACGAACAACTTCATTTTTCAACTGTTCTTCTGTCCAGTTTGCCATATCCTCAAATTTCATATTTACCACCTCTGTCTTCGAAAATTGTTTCTTCCAAGCATAAATTTTTCGGCTGAAAAATTATCCTCTACATCAATATGTGCTTCACGGTCTTGCACCTCATATCCGTTTGGAGTTAATTCAAGTTTTGCAGTATATTCAGCGCCACAATTAGTGCATTGCCATGTCACATTTAAAAAGAGTTCTTTTTCTCTAAAAGGTTTTGCGTAATCGGAATTTTCGCATTTCAATATTCCACCGCAAACAGGACAATTGCGTTTATCAAGTAAATCTAGCATTCAAATTCCCTCTTCTCCCTGTGCTTCATCTGACAGGCAATCATTTTAGCTATGTTTTCACGTTCCTGTTTTATGCCATGACCTTGTCGGAATAACTCACATTCAAGAATATTCCCGCAGTTTGAACATTCGTCTTTTATTTCTTTACCACATATCTCCATCTTCTTTTCTCTCCCAAAACTCACAATAACACTCTGGCTCTGTAAAGTCTGCGCAATATTTGCTATCACCATTGAAGCAAGCCCATGTGAAGTCATCATGTTTTCTACAATTCTTGCAACATTTTTCTTCCATAAACACCTCTTGTTAAAAAAAAATCCAGTGTGCCGACTTGAACGGCATAAACCTCCCAACGAGAAACACTGGAACTTTAAGGGGGAAAATGCAACTTCTGGCAATGGCAATTTGCCAGATAGAAACAACAGGAATCGAACCTGTGTCACATGATATTCAATATCATTGCTCTACCACTGAGCTATGTTTCTTTTTTCATCATAAAACGCTAAACTAGATGATTTTTTTAGAATCCCCGACTACCACTCCTCACGGGCATTGGTCTTATCTCTCTAAAAAGTTTTTGCACAAGATCGCTAGTGAGTTGCGTCTATATGCCTGCACGAATGCACACAAACGCATCCGCATTTATGTGCAAGAACTAACAATAGCTATGCTAAAGTAAGATATCCTATCTACACCTGGTAGATGGAATTGCAGGAGACGGATTCGAACCGCCGTTCTCAAGGATATGAGCCTTGCGAGATTCCACTTCTCTATCCTGCCGGAACCCGGAAAAACCGGGTTAGCAATAGGTTTATCGTGTTATGCTTTCCACTATCTACAAGTTTTAGTGCTGTAGATTCACTGTATATTTTTATGCGTCTTTGAACGGCATCTCTTGAAAACTCCTTTTATTAACGTGCGCTGCGTTAATGTTTTTAACTCCGAGATATACCAGCCGGGAAATCAGATCCATTTAGGCTACGCCGTATCGCACCTATAAATTTACCTAATCCACACGCTCAACTGGAAGTTTTTTCCACCCATATTACGGATGAATGGCATTTAGAAGAAATGGAAGCTCTGGGATTCGGACCCAGGACTTACGGCTTATGAGGCCGTTGCTCTTACCGCTGAACTAAGCTTCCTAAGATACCGAATTATTTGACCGCCATGACAAACAATCCGGCACTGTTGCAGTTCTTGACCGCCAGCTGCAACAAAGGTTTTCTGAAACGCTTTTGGATTTCAGAAAGTCTTCCGGGACATTTGAAGCCCCTTTAATCAGCCCCGTTGGGCTAGAAGGCCGAAGCGAAAGTTGTATGAAAAAGAAAAATATTTGCAATATGATAAATATTGCAAACTGGGCTAGCTGGATTCGAACCAGCGAATGCAGCAGTCAAAGTGCTGTGCCTTACCTCTTGGCGATAGCCCATCAACCCCGGCGCACCATTAAGACCGGGGAAGTCGTGATATATAAGTTTATGTAATTAATATAATAAGTAATTAGCACTTACACTACTCTGGATGCCTCGACTTATCACTTTCATAGGCTTTTCCGAGCCTACATGGATTAAGTCGAAGCGGCGCTTTTATGAATTTAACCCTTTCGATTAAATCAATCGGGATAATTCCAATTGGAATTGGTAAATACATTTGTCACCTCGTGCAAATTAAGAAAATATTCAGTGCAAAACATATTTCTAAACAAATACAGAATAAAATCTGTATTACGCTTGTCTTTCCTTCTTCGTCCAGTATTGCTAAAGTGCCGGCTAGAACCAGAACAAAAAATGCAAGATTTACAGCTGTTCCGATTACATTAAGTGCATTCATTGTCTTTTTCCTCCCCGATTAAGAAGTCCAGAATTTTTTCTGCAATCTCTTCCTCTGGCTCAAATGGCATTCCACAGTAATTATAGGATTCTAAAGCCGATTTTAGGCTTGATTTGAAACCATTGTAAATTTCTCCATGTTGTAGTAATTCGTGCCTTAAAACTGAAATTGCATCAGTAATTGATTGAGAAGTGACACTAATTTGTGCCAAGCACTCCATCTCGATATCTGGAACAGCCATCATTTCAAACTCAAATACTGGAACTTCGTCTACAGCTACATGAAAATATATTGATCTTACTCTCGGAACTTCATTTCCATCAATGAAATATTTTGTTCCATGCCAATCATAGGGGTTGGGGTTTGTGATCTTTACAGTAGGCATTTTAATATCACTCCCTTGTTACTTGCAGCATGTTAAACTGCCTTTTTTATTTTTTGAGAAAAATTTAAGCATGTCTTTTCCTCCCGAAATATTCATCAACTGCCTGTCTCACAATATCCGATACGCTCCTGTCTGTTCGGTTCTTCTCTTCCAGGAGCCTTTTTTTCTGTTTTTCGGAAAATCGGATGCGGATGGATTCGGATTGTGTGTTATGCTTTTTCATAGGCAGTATCCATCTTTACGGAAAGAATCGATTTGTCATCGGCTTTAGCCAGAAGCGTAATACCTTTCCCATTCTCCCAAGATGATGTCATGAGTTGAATATTTGAATTTCCGGTTTCGTTACAAATATTCAAAAGCTGTTGTGCTATATCCATCAACCTTGACCGAAGGTATCCGTCATTGCTTACTATTTTTTCCATCTTGTGCCTACCTTTCTGCGAATGTTATCAGTTATCACAAATCGTTTATTGCTTTTAATTTCTGATTAGCAATTTCGACCTGAGAAGCAAGTACGCTACGTGTCACATCTCTTATAAACGATTGTTCTAGTGTCATGTTTTCACTGTAAAACAACGTCGGAGCTGTGAGTACATAGATTTCAATATCCAAATTACAAAGCCGTCTCCATATTTCTTCGATTTCATTCTTGGTATTTCCAATATCATCAACTCCGCAAATAATTAATGAATCACCCTTTTTCATGTTTTCACAAAGAAGTCTAAAATTATTATTTTCATCTGCCAAATCGAAAATAAACGAGTCAATTTCTTCGTTCAATAGTATCTTTTTCTTTGCTTCCAACGGGAACCATAATCCAGATTCTCTTGCGTATCCTATCTTCATGTTTTATACCTGCCTTTCTTGGTACTGCCTTATTTAGTGTTGGCAGAGAAACAGTTAAGGCTTACTGCTTTCGTGTTGCAATCACTATCCCTGCCATGTTAAGGAGAGCTTTTTTGTTTTTTCGGGTGGTTTTGGTGGTAACTACCGCTGACTGGGGTTTTATATATACCCCCTCCCGGTCATCCAGTACGGACGCTGGCAAGTCAGCCCTCCGCCCCATGGGAACCGCTGCCCTTGCCTTGTCGCTGTTTGCCGGATGCCTTCGGCAGTAGTCAAGGAGAATTTACCGAACGTATTTTCTCGAACATATGTATCTATACGATAAACACTTGTTTTTTATATAGATGTCTTTAAAAATCTATACATCATGCACAAATATAATCTTCATTATTGTGCATATTGTATGATTCCATGCGTTTACTGCATTTTGTCCGTCCCTCATGTACATTTTTATTGTTTCTGTGTTCTTACAGGCTTTACAACTCTGGCTTTTCCATCTCTGGAAGCTGTAAAGCGGCTCTGTGCTTCTCTGCGATCTGCTGCGCGGTCTGCTGTGGTACGCCGTACTGCTGCGCGGCTTGCACCGGTGCAGTTTCTGCCATGCCGTATGCAGCTTTTGCAACAAATATCAAATTCGCATTTGTTCCGGTCTGATTGTGTAATCTATTAATTGCACAATTTTTACAAATATCAAACCATTTTTTAGCCGTGTCACCATGTGATGAGTTTATTCTATATACTCCATTCATCCAGTCAGTAAACGTTGTACGATTAATCCCAACTAAAAAGCTAAATACTTCTAGTGTTGGTAATACATGATATTTACTGCATAATCTCACATAAGTATTAAACATTTTATCTAATAGCTCTATATCATCATTACTTGGTTTTTGTATATGATCTGCAATATAAAAAATCATATCTACAAAGCTATCTGATACCTCTTTCTTATAGTTTTCGTTATCTGGTGATATACATAATACAGTATTTATATATTCATCAGCATATATATTAATATTATCTAAATAGATATCTACGTCTTGTACATTTACTGTATTATCTTTCATGTTATCA